TTCATCCAAAGATACTTTCCATCCTTCTGCAAGCATACCTTCTACTGTGGAAAGTCCCCTATCCGTAATGAGGCCACTCCACGAATTGATAAAGTTTATACATTCTGGTTTTGTATCGAAATGTCGGGACAATACATGAACCCTCTCATCTCTTGTTTCTCCATCTGGGCCTGTTATTGTAAATGCCAACAGAAGCATAAATGTTTTAATCATGTATTTTTCCTTTCAATTCATTAACCCTGTTACGCAATACATTAACTGCTGTTCGTAAATTACCAGAGTTATGATCTTCATATCTACTCTCAAGAACTGCAATTTCTTCCATTAATACAACTATTTTTTCAACTGTCACTGTATTAAACTCATTACTATACTCTTTAATTGTCATCTCGTAAGGCCTTCCAACTATAAGGAAATATTTCCTTTGCCAACACATCAATTTGTTTTGCAACCATTTGTGTTTCTAATTGTGCGTCTTCTTTACATCGTAGATTGCAAACACGAGAAAATGCCATTAACGTACCACTCCAGTACCATTCTGTCATCATTGCTTGAGGTAGAACCATACGTGCTTGTTCTGGACATACTCCCTTCCTGAGAAGTTCCTCATATGTCCATTTTGCACTTCTTAATGCTTGTTGATAATCATTCACCAGATCATTACGAGGATTGATGTCTATCTCTTCATCAGAAGAACCTTGCTTTTTATTTTGTGGTAAACCTCTCCAAATATCGGGTTCATAAAATTCTGGTTCCATATCCACGTATCGTCTTGATACTTCATTCCACACTAAACCCACTTGATGTTTGACCAATTGACGAGCAACGAACACGGGGGCTTTAATATGGTATTGTAAACTACCATGCCCAAAAGGAGTCCAATGCCCATGCTTACCAAGATAATTGATAAGTTTCGGATCTTTGTCTTCATCAAACTTTTCATGGGCTTTTGCAAAAGAAACTCTTGCAGCATTGACTACTGATAAATCACTACCCATGTGATCTACCAGTGTCACCATTTGTTCGTTAGAACTTGCCATTAGACCTTTCGGATGGTTGCCAATTGCCGTGTTTCTTATCTTGTCGAGGATTGTGTCTACGAGGACGATATCCCTTTGGCCATTGGGGTGGACGTGTTCCTAGTTGCTTAACTCGTTCTTTTAACTGTTCATTTTCTACAGTCATTTCTGAAAGAACAGATTGTAAATCTTTAACCTGTTTAGTCAGTTCAGAAACCTTTGCTTCATAAAATCCTTCTTCACGAATTGTGGGATCACCATCTAGATGTACTGTAACGTTCATTAATCAAAACTCCTCTATTAACTTCAATAGTTTCATTTTATACTTTTTTGGGTCAATTGTCAAGAACCTTTTGTAATCTTTCATCAATTTTTTAGTGTCCTGCCAAACTATATCATCACTCAAATTTTTATCCCAATTCTCAGAGTATTCTACCAATACTTCGAGTACGATCATCGTTTCGATGGAGAGTCGTTTCCCAAGATATTCTTTTAGTAATTTTGGATGAGTATTGCTATGAACTTCAAATAGAGGTTCGAACTCTTTAACTAAAGGATACATCTCCACAGCAAACGTATCAAAGAAACCCTCTCTCTTGAGTCTCCATGAATCATAGTTCTCATCAGTGAAGTTAGCAATGTATCCCTTTCTGTCTTTGACAAAATTTGAGAGCAACCAATTTTGGATCTCTTTGGGATCGTCATATTTTTTGGAGAGTCGAGCAAAGAAATATCTGTCCTTGCGTTTGTAAAAGGAATTCCTCGATACCTTGGTCTTACCTTCATACTGCACAAAGTCATATTTACCCTTACCGAAATGTGCCTTCATAGCACAATACATAAGATATATGTCAACAGGGTTCATTAGTCCATAAATTTTCTATCTTTGATTAAATGCATTAGTCTGTGTCGTAATACCAAAACGACCAACCAAAATAAACTGTTCGATTTATAAGTTCCATTTGGAACTTTCAACTCATATGTCATAAATTTACTCTTTCTTCAATTTCCAATATATGTAAGGTTCACCGCAAGGCACTGACACTCCACCTTCTTCATTTGTCCAACATTGCAAAGGGAGAGATTTTGCTGTTGGGTCTAGAGGAGATTTTCCTACATAATGCCACTCTGCACCTTTTGCTCTATCTATTACAACTTTATCAAAAAATTCTTTATTACTTGTCATAAAAAGTACTGGTATCAGAATTAAAAATATTGCGAACATACTAACTCCTAAATTGGCAATTGTGCTTGTCTTGGTAGGAAGTTCAACTCTCTAGCATTTGCTTCAATCTTTTCTTTCAATCCTTTTGAAATAAGGGAATGAACCGTGTCTGGTTCTATTCCCTCTTTATCACAATACCATAAAACTGCATCCATGTGAGAAATATCTTTATCCTTTACAATGTTCTCAATTTCCAGTGTAAAGGTTTTGGGTGTGTTCAAACTCATTTATATTCCTTATAAAGTTGTGGGATTAACCATAGACCCCACACGCACTTATTAGGGAGTGATCCCCGATGAAATGGGAGTTTCTGTTGCCAGGTACTCCCGAACCCCGATCTGATTATGCTGCGAGAGCATAATCCTCATATGCAAAGTTATCGTTTGCGTTTACTAATTTGACCAATAACGGAGTCATCCGACAATTCTCCACTTCTCTATTACACGCCAGTCGATCCTAATTCACCCCCATCAAAAAAAGACTAGGTAAACTACACCACTGAGGAGAAACACATCTGCACAAATAGACCATACCATGTATGCTCTTATCATCCACTTACTTACCTCTTGGACTAGGGGGTTCTTCATTGTCATGCCCCTGTAGTTCTTTTTCCACATTAATCTCCTTTTGGTGGAGGTGAGGGGATTTGCACCCCTGTCCTGTACGTTTTTCAATCCGCATCATCGAATTGTATTCTATTTATAGTAGCATACTGAGGAGGTTTTGTCAACCCCTTCTCGACAGATATACCTGTTTTTTTAGGTTTTTTAGGAGGAAAATCTATTCCCTCTATATGAAGGTCTTTCCCCATTGAAAGAAAACATACGTATGGACCTGGAATATATTCTAAAACTGTAGACTGCCGAGTTTCTTTATTATACAACATAATCACATTATAACCAGTTTGTACGTCTTTCCACATTGCAAGAGGTCTTTCTTTTGCAATATTTGTAACAGCTTCCAATGTTGTTTTAGGATCACCACACATAAGAGGTTTCATTGTACTAATAACTGTAGGTACATTAGGTTTTTTTCCCTGATGTCCTGCCTTTTCTTGGGTTTCTTCTACTTTAGGTTCTACTTTAGGCGATGTGTCTTTGGGGGGTACTGTGTTAGTTGTCTGACATCCCATCAACAGAAACATTGCCACTATTGCTAGATACTTCATTTTCGTTTCTCCAATCCGTAACGGTTTCTGTTAACGCATCCAAATAATCATACTTCTTCTTCACAAATTCTTGTACTGTACCGTCTTCTGTTACTACTAGGATTACTATTTGGGAAATGTCAATACCTGTTCTTTCTCCAAACATTTCTGCATATGCAGAACCTTGAATGTAATAGTTTTCGTTCCATTCATCTTTACGTTCTTTGGTTGAGGTTTTGAAATCTATTGCTGATAGCACACCATTATACTCCGCAATACAATCTACTCTCCCCGCTACCTTATATTTATCACTATAGAGTCCTGCCTCTTGTGCATATATGTTATCTATATTACACAATACTTTTTCTTGTAACTGAGTAAATATACAATAAGGCAGAAAATCCTTCTTATGTTTCTCCCATTTTGAGGGAAAATTGGTGGACATATTATTGAGGTAGTCTTCACACATATGGTGAACTTTAGTTCCTCTAGATGCTGCTTTACCAGAAACATAATTGGCAACTTCATTCCCTACTTTCTTTCTCCATTCTGTCAATCCTTCCTTGCTTCTGCCAGATAAGACTGTAGTTATAGATGGATACTCTTCTCCTTCGGGAGTAATATAAAATCGTTTGCTGTCTATTGTTCTCGTTTGAAGTGGTGGTAATGCCACTGATACATGCTTAAATCCTACCTTTATCATATACTTCTCATCCTTTTCACTAATCTATCTGCTCTATTGGTTACTTGTTTGTACCATCTGCTATCGACCATTTCATCTGCTGCTGATTCCCAATCTCTGGCATCTACACCACGTTTCATTCCTTTGAATTTACTCAATCGAGTATACCCCATATTGAACATCATATTAGCAATGATCAATTGGACTTCTTCGGGCAAATGTTCAAACTGGACATATAATCGTTCGCAGTCTGACAGTACGGATTCGATATCGGAATCGAATGCTTCTTGAACTCGATCACTACTGACTTCTGTACCAACGGAGGCTCCACACTCAGGATCATCATCAGTGATAAGATGCCCAATACCAAAGGTAGGATAACCAAGATGGTCATGGTATACTTCATATTTACAACCCTCATCATTTGCTAATTCCTCTCTTAGTTGGTACTTATCCATTATTCAACTCCTATCCCTAATTTCATTTTATTAATAATGTAATTCCTCACAAACCCAGACCGCACTATATCACCAATAGTAAATTCTAGGCAATTAAACTCTTCCATCTCCATCAAAATTCTCAGGAAATCATGAAGACCATTCTTTTCATTTCTCTTAACCAAATCCGTCTGGTCAAAATCCCCACAAAATATTATCTTGGAGTCCTGTCCTACCCTCGTAATAATGGTATCCAATTCATGAAAATTGAGGTTCTGGCATTCATCTACTATAATGATAGAATTGTCAAATGTCAACCCCCTTAGAAATGAAGTCGATAGGAAGAATAGAGTCCCTTGTCCCTTGAGTCTATCGTATAGTGTATTAAACTGCTGTTCATTTGGCATTTCAAACATGAACTGAACCATGTTCATGTATGGAACCTGATATAGGGATGCCTTGTCTTCCTCATCTCCTGGGAGAAACCCTATATCTCTAGTAGGTATTAATGACCGCACTAAAACTACTTTATCAAACTTAGTCTTTAAGTCTAACACATCTTTCAAAGAAAGGTAAAGAGAAACAAAGGTCTTCCCTGTTCCTGCTGCACCAAAAAGAAATTGGTTCTTGCCCTTTTTCCACGTATCAAAGACTATCTTTTGATTGTCCGTGATATGCTTAATGGCAACTAGGCTATTCGCATTAATGTCTTTATTTTTCTTTCTGCTTGCCATATTTTAAAATCCTCTACAGACTCATATAAGTCACATACGTGTTGAAAGTGAAAGGGAGATAAAGGATATCGCATTACCCCCCTCTCTAATGGCACAAATGCGGAGGGACTTCCCAGCTTCCTTGGATGCTGTGCATCAGTGCTGAAGTTCGATTTCTCGCATGTGCCATTATTATTTATATTTGTTGATAACATTTCTTGCCTTGATTTGAGCATTAGACTGACCACTTCCATACTTATCTGCTAGGGGAGAATCAGGATGTGCAGATGCAATTCTTTGCATATTCTCTGTGAATCCTCCATCTACTTTAGGACCAAGACCCATAAGATGATCTCCTGCAATTGCTACAGGTTTAATGATTTGCTGTATATGGGGATTGTCTTCTAGATACTGCCCTCTGGCAGAGATTGTCATAAATTCATCCCACTCCCTTCGGAGTTGTGCATCATAAAATGTGTATGTCGGCATTATAAATCCATTTCTAATTGTTTCTCATCTCCACCCAATAGTGTAACTTTCCTTTTAAGTGCGTATGCTTGTTCTACAAGTTCTTTCTGTCTTATCAATGCTTGTTTAAGAGTCTTCTGTAATTCAAAGACTTCTCTTTGATACATCAAAGTTGTGTCCATAGGAATCGACTCATTTAACCTACGTCCCATGTAGTTCCAGTAAGGTTCTCGTTCCATTCCATCACTCCAAGTCCTGACTATTTAGGTCAGAACTTTTTTCCAATTTCCCAACGATAGAAGAT